TTGCACAGTCCAACATAACAGTCGCAGAGTTCGCCGAACAGTATCTTTTGTGGCACTCTGGCGAGTACCCTTGGGCGGAAAGAGAGATGCGGTACTACTTCGACAGTGTCCTTTTACCTGAGTTTGGCCCCATGCGTCTTGCGTCTGTCGACCCACAGAAGGTGGAGTTGTGGAAACACAAACGAGTAGGCTCCATAGGGCACCGCTCCAAGCGTCCTGTATCTCGCGCCACAGCGAACAACGAACTGAAGAAGTTTAAGGCTCTGATCAACAAGGCTGTCGAGTGGGGAATCATCCCACGGAATACAATAAACAACGTTAAAACGCTACAGCGTCTTGACGCTAGGCCGAGGTCTTACTTCTCAACTGAGCAACTCGTTGCTATTTACGATGCCGATCCGTCGTCGTCTGCCATTTGGCAGCTGCTTGCGAATACGGGAATGCGTGTCAGCGAAGCGATGAACCTGCGCTGGGAGAACGTCGACGACCAAAAGATTCGAGTGTTATCTACAAAAGAACACATGACCAAGACACGACAGTGGCGTGACATACCCATCTCGCCGGGGGCGTCGGATGCTTTAAGACAATTAGACACGACGTCGACGTACGTGCTTCCACGCATGTGCAAGATGACACTGCGCACCAGATTTAAAAGAGCTTGCGAAAAAGCAGGAGTGGTAGGCACCCCGCACGAGCTACGCCACACGTTCATCAGTCACCTAGTGATGCAAGGCGTTCCACTCCGCACAGTGCAGGTTCTGGCAGGGCACAAGACGATAGCTGTTACAGAACAGTACGCCCACTTAGCGCCCAACCATATGGCTGACATGGTGGCTAACTTGTCTCTTTAATCCGTGGTAGATCGTACCGCTTAATTATCTGGCTGATTGCTTGGTGGGATACGCCTAGAACATCTGCGATGTCTACTACCTTCCAGTCTTTGACCAACAGTTTGTTAACTGTGTTTGCTTTGGCAGATAACTTCATCGGTTTTTTCGGCTCGGGTTGCCACGTGGGGCGACCACCCTTCACTCCGTTCTCCCGTGCTTGTTCTGACTTACCCCACGTGGAACCGCCCCATATCTTACGCGCTCTGGCGTTTGACTCTTTGGCGGACTCCATCATTTTCATGCGCAGTTCGTCTTGCCAATCAACTACTTTGACCAAGGGACCGCTCCAACATATCTATCAGGTGCTCTAGTTCTTCTACTTGTTGTTTAAGGCCCGGTCTCTGGCGCATCTGCGCTTCTTCTTTCAACCCCTTAATCCTGTTTCTCATAGCTTTTATAACCTGCTCTTTTTCTACCATCATGTTGCGCCATCTAACTGTGTTTCAGTTACGACCCCCGATCCTGTATCAACGAGGGACAATGATTTGCCGTCGAATAGTTTGTGGTATTTAAGTTCGTAGCAGCGTGGCTGGCCGCTCGGGACTGTACTGCCTGACCCAAGCGTGATCTTTGGACTGGTCTCGCCATCTGATCTAAGAACTAAGTAACCGCCCCGATCTAACTCATCTCGCATGTCGCTGAGCTTGACGTTATTATTCTTGCACCAATCGGAGACGGCTTTGACTGTGATGTAGACTTTCTTGTCTTCGGTGCATACGCGACCAACGGCAGGACCGCGCAAGATTTCCAGTGGCTTTTCTTTCATCTTGGCACGACCATCGTAGAAATGTTTCGTGATGATCAGATACCCCGGCAGTGTGGCGATGAAGGAAGCGAGGTGCTCAGAGATGTCGATGTTGGTCTCACGTCTGCTTTCTCGCATGAGCAAGACTTGATCTATCGCCCATTTCTTCATGTTCGCGATGTCGAACGATACTAGCCCTAGCTTTACTGCGATCTTACCTGCGACCAGTGCGGTCACAATAGTGTCGCGATGGAAACGTTCTTTGTTATCGTCGTTTGACTTGGGGTTGAACTTGCTACGCGCTGCAACGATTTGACGGCGCACCCAGTCTTGGTTTTTAATGATGAACCGTAGGAATGGGCGACACGCTTCTCCGTACACGTTATCCATGTGGTGCTCTGCAAACCCCTGTTCGATGTCGCTGAAGTGCGTTTGCAGGTAATCGTTGGGCAGTGACACCTCAAAGAAGCGAAGCTGCGTAGCTTCAACCTTGTACCCCGCAGGTAGCTTGCTGATCGTTTCTGATAAGCCGTCGTTCGACGTGATGAAGCTATTCTTAAACCATTCCTTACCTGTAGTGGCGAACCCGCCTTTGCCGTTTAGGCGTTCCTTATCTCTGCCGTTTGCAAGGGCGTAGGCGGTGCGGGTCAATTCTTCTGCTGACCGACCAGAAAATTCATCCATCAACATAGGTAGTGCGCCCATGATGGCGATACGTGCGATTACCGCGCCGAGTGTAGAGCCTTGGTCACCTGTCTGTCGGTCCATGTATTTTGGTTTTCCGTAGAACCCGCAAGCGATCTTACACGCCGTCGTCTTACCTGTGCCCCCATGTCCTGTGAACGCCAGTGGTAAACCGTGCCAGTTTGATGATCCCATCAACTCAACAAGGGCTGATCCCATTGAATGGCATAGGGCGAACTGAAACGGCTCTGCACCTTTGCGGTTATACATTAGGTCAATGTTGCGGACCCACTCGTCGAGTGTACCCTTTGTCCCAAAGTCCGCAGCAATATCTGATGGCATATGAGGATCGCAAAGAACATCTTCCTCACCATTCTCGGTGATCATCGTGGTACCTAGTACGAAGCCTGAACGATCTTCCGTCCAACCGAACTGTTTAACCGTGGCTGTTTCAATACGCCACTCTTGTAGCTTTTCTATTAGACCTTCTGCGAACTCTGCCATGTTGCCCCTCGCGTTTTTAGTGCGCGTCAGGAACACTTCGTTAGCTGCAAACGTCTTAGCCATTTGATCTGTGGATGCTAACTCTAGTGTAGGCATGAAGAAGTCACGCCACGCGCCATTCTTTTCTTTCGCTCTCCAGTGAATGACCCATGTGCCCTCGCTGTCTCTGATACGGTTGATCGGGTAAACAAACGAGCGGCAGAACGGTTGCCAGTGCACAACTCCGTCCTCGTCGACAGTGGATCGAGACAACGCCGCACCGTTCCAACGGTATCCGGACTGAGGCCAGTACGGTATGTGCTGCCCTTCTATCGTCGCACCCTGAGGCGTCGTCGTCGTTTGAATCGGCGGAGCGGTTTCTTCGGCAACGGACTCTGCGTCTTCCCGAAAGCCCAAAGTTATAGGCGAGTTGCATTTTTCTGCGAACGGACAGTCCGCCCGACACTCGACGTGGCGGTCCATCTCAATGCAAGTCGTCGGCCCAGTGCTCCACGCGTCGATCTTCTCTTGCGTCTCTGCTTGGCTGTAGCCCTCGTACTTGCTGCTCCACTCGTGGATTTTCTCTTCGCCGTCAACGCAGTGCTTCAAGACACCTATGGACTTGTGCCAGTGGGGTTCGTCTTCCCCGCCGCTGTCTTTAAAACGACGGATGGCGTTACACTTATCTGCCACGTCTTCAGCGTAGCTGTCAGGATAATCTCCTGTAAGCGCAGCCCAAGGGTTTTCTACTGATGTAAACTTCCGAGATACAGGCGCGGGTTCGACGTTGTTCTCACGGACGTACGCAAGCAACCGCTCCCGCACAAACTCAACTGGGTAAGTCTTTCCCTTCTTGAGTAGCTCAACTGGACGAGGAGTTCCTGTCTTACGGTTGTGTGTGCCGACTGGGCGCAAAATACGCGACGTATCCATATCGACGTTGCGGTCAGCTTTTATTTTTAAATGCGTGGTGATGTCGCGCTTCAGCGCAGACAACTCTTCCCAGACGTCGACGTCGACGTCTTCGTCCAAGTGTATATACGAGTGAAACCCACCGCCTGATGATACAAGCGTGGGTGTTAGCTTTACAGCTTTGAAAAATGTTTTGACTGCGGCGAACGCTTCTTCGCGCGTGTCATACGCTGCGGGTTTGTCTGCATCTACGTCAAAGTCATCGAACAATGACCGACATAAAAGAACATTTGCCTTGGTGCGAATACGCTTTTTAATTGTGGCCTTGCCGTTCTTAACGACTTCTTCTTCGTACTCTGGACCAAAAGAATTGATTGCGAAATAGACTGTCTCGCCTTGATCGTCGAACGCCTGTGCTGCTTGTGCCGCCTCTTCGTTTGTGGCGAACCCCCTGTTGTCGAACCATACGCCACCATCTGATTTCGGTCTACCAAGAGAAATAACTCGGTTGCCTTCGGATGGTAGCACCAGTTCAAGGAACTCTAAGATACCCATGTGCCTACCTGTGTTAACGTGTTAGCAGATAAAATAACGGGGGCGAACCCCCGTTACCAGACTTGATTTTTATTAATCGTCGTCAAAGTCTAAGTCGTCGAGTGCCTCGTCGATGTTATCGTAGTCATCCACTGAAGCTGACTTTTCTGCTTTTGGCTTGGGCTTAGGCGCAGCTTCTACCTCTGCTACTTCCTCAACCTTCTTCTCTAGCTTTACCTCTTTAGGGTACTCGCGTGGAGCGTTGTCCGCCTTGGCCTCTGTCTCTGGCGCTGCGGGGGGCGCAGTTCCAATGATCTGTTCGATGGTATCAGCTTCCTCAACCAAGGTGGTTTCGATCTCATCAAGCTGATCAGCGTCGATAAAGTCTACTGCTTTAAAGGTCAACGCAGGGTGGGCTACGTTAAAGTCAAACCCGATCTTTGTGATAACGTCACGGTGAGTAACGCCACGCTTCGCAAGCTGAGAGCCGTACTGACCAAGTGTCTTGAGCGACGCAGCAGGAACACGAATGAGCATAGGATCATTGAGTTGATCTGGCGCAGCAATCGCTAGGCGCATGGAGTCGCCACAGGCTTTGCCCTTGCCACCGTTGTCAGTGATACGAGAACCCCACTGGTTGTGAGGACACGCCGCGCACTTCTTGGCTTGAGGGTTTTCTGCGTCAGACGCAGGTGCGATACCGTCGTTACTGTAGCAGGTAGGCTTCGCCACAGAACCCTCTTCATACCCATGATCGTAGTAGACCTTGGACTTATTTGGGTTAGTAGCAAGAATGACGGCAGTTAGAGATGACGATGGTTCATCATCTTCGCCACGTGTTACCAGTGTGCGTTCGTCACCACGTTGGATGTGGAACACTTTACCCTTGATTGAAATTACAGGGAACCCACCCACTGACATTGCGTTAGCAAATGCGTTCTCTACTTTTACTCTGCCCTGAAGGTGGGCAGGTAACTTGGATGCCTTGATGGCGACCATATCATTAGCCATAGTTTTAACCTCTAAGTTATTTACGACGGAAATTGACTACTTGCGTTTCCGACCAATTTACACCGGGGGGTAAGTCGCCCTCGGCACCTTTGTACTGCTCCACCGCAGTCTTGTTGACACGACGCTCTAATAACTCCCAAGCCTCGTTGTTTTGTACATAATCAAGCACGACCTCCCAGTCTGCCACGGTGGCAGAAGAACGTGTTGACTTGTAAGCAGTTCCAACGTCACGAGCAGACACATTGTCTATCCCACGGTCTTGGAACCTACGCAGGAACTCGATTTCAATCTTGTTCTGCTTTTCTTTGTCGCTTGCGTCGTCATCATCGTATGCTGCTTTACGCGTTGCGCGACGGTCACGTAATCCGATAAACAGTTTCAATAGCGAAACGTCATCCAACTCTCCTATCTTTGCCATCACTTGTCTCCTTTTTTGTGGCAACCCAATTATCAATATCTTCCTCGTACCATCTCCACACTTTCTCTGAGAGCTTGATGGGTTCGGGGAAACTATCGTCTCTATACCTCAGTTGCGGGAACGCCCGTTTGGACAACCCCAGTTTTGCCGCAACCTCTTCAGGCGTTAACAAAGTCATCTTATTTAACCTCATATCTGCTTACGTGTAAACACATAACATCGTTTAGTTAGTTTCGTCAAGCTATAACCTCACTTCTGTGAGCTTTGACTTCGTCGAGTAACGCGCCCTGCATCTTCTGCTTGTTTCGCAGCCGAGTGTAGATGCGTTTCTCCACTGGTGTACCTTCGAGCATGATGATGAAGTTGTTCATCTTCTGCCCCGGGCGGTTGATCCGTCCGTTGGCTTGCTCAAAAGTTTCGTTCGACGTGACGCACGAGTACCACACGATGGTGGACGCCGCAGTCAACGTCAGTCCATGGGACATGGCAGCGGGTTGTGCTACCAAGACTTTCAAGTCTCGCCCCTTTTGGAACGCTGCAAATATACGGTCACGTTCACTTTTCTTTACGCCACCGTGGATGACTTCAACTGTGAAGTCTTTGCTCAGTTCTTCTGCAACCATGTTCACCGATGACACGAACGGTACGAACACAATGACCTTGCCCTCCGCAGCACGAACGATCTCGCGAGTCTCGTCCAGTCTAGGTTTAGACGGTATCGTTACTTCTGAGCCATCGTTAGCGTAGACAACGCCACATGCAATCTGTACCAGTTTAGCCATCTTGACGGCTTCGTTGACCGCAGTGATCTCGCCTTCGTCTGCTTCTGTACGCAAACGTGCTACCATTTCCTTATACGCTTTTTCTTGCTCTTTTGTAAGAGCAACTTGTCTTGTTTCGTACATTAGTGGGGGTAAGTCTACGCACTCGTCACGCGTGAAACGCACCGATGGTTGCATCACATTCTGTACAATCTCTGTAGCCTCAGGCTTAGCGATCCACGTAAACTGGGATAGCTGTTTCATTACCTGCCCTTTGAACCTGTTAAAGTAGGGCGGGACTTTCTCTGGCACGATCAATCTACACTGCGCCCATGCGTCCGTCGGTGCGTTTGGCGTCGGCGTACCAGTCATACCCCAACAGGCACGTCTCTGTGGGTGCTTGTTGATTACTTTGTTGATGGCTTTCCACCGATCTGTACCCGCGTTACGCGCAGCCTGTGCGATCTCGTCGACGATGACGAGGTTGATGTCGGGTCTCTCTTTCAAGTATGGTTCGATGATCTGCACACCGTCATGGTTGATGATGTACACGTCGACGTCGGTGTTGAGAAGTTTGATCCGTTTGTCGCGTGAACCGTGCAGAACCGCGCACTCCAGATGCGGGAAGTGTTGGAATATCTCGTCGGCCCATGTGCGTTCGAGAGTAGACAGCGGAGAAATAACTAAAGCCTTATTCAGTTGTCCGATACTACGCAGGTAGTCATACGCCCAGAGTGACGCCAGTGATTTGCCAGTGCCTAGCTCAGATAAGTTGAACGCACGTTCGTGCATAGACAAGAACGCTGCTGCTTCGCGCTGCGCGTCGAACGGCTTGAACCGCCCGGGCCAGTTGTAGTGGTGCCGTATTGGGGCAGGGGCGTTGTACCCCATGTTACGCAAGAGCCGTGTCTCAATGGTTTTGTGCGGCACAGCCACGTAAGGGGTGCCTTTCACTGTGAACTGCTTGGCGCGTGGAATGACATTCAAGATTTTGTCAGGTTCGCGCAGCTTCATAATCAGTGCGCTCTTCTCATTCCACACTAGCATTGTCTAACCCTTCGTCTATTTGTCTGATGCGCTCGTCGCACACGTGTTTTATTTTTTCGTAGTCGAGTCGTCGTTGCCCCGGTTTGTCACGCAACACACGCTTGATGATGTCTGCGTCCCATGGGTTCAGGCGGTACTCTAACCAGATGTCCCACGGTTGGATTTTGTGTTTGGCGTAGTCGCTCTCACCTATATTGTGGTCACGCGTTGACACGACACGCCAGTTTTCGGACCCGATGCGATCAATGTATGACTGTGCGTCTTCAACGCTGATGTTACAGTTTTTAGCTACGTCTTGGGCGTCAGTCGTCGCGCGATGCTCCAACAGGTATGCCCAGACGCGTTCGTCCTTCGTCATTTCTTACCTCTCTTTGTGTACATCTCAGGGTTCTTCTTGCGCCACCCACGGTTGGTCTTCTGGCTAACCACTTTTGTATTTGACTTCTTTGTGCTGCCGCCTTTGTCCAGTGGCTTCTTGTGGTGTACGTCTTTACCGTCACCCTTCGTTACCCGCCCATCGCGAATAGCTTCGCGTCGTGCTTTGTTGTTTGCTACACGTTTCTTCTGCACACTTGGGCGTCGGTTATACGCTGCCTTCGTGGCTAATTCCCGCTTCGATGATTTTGTCATTGATAGCATCCTTCACTTGTTGAACGTCGTCGACTACAAGTGCTAACCCGTTAGCACGTTGTATGTCAGTTATCTCACGTTCTTGGTTCGGTGTAACGTTCTTTATTTTCCCCGGGGCTTTTGTTTCAAACGCCATGAACAGACCTTTGTAGCAGACAAGGATGTCGGGGCACCCTACACGCCCCATACCGTTAGACACTGGCATGTAGTACCATGCTCCTATTGACTTCAGGTATTCTTTAACAGCTTTCTTGACCTTACCCTCTGGCGTCATACCCATTGCGTGTCACCGTCAAGTTCCGTCGCTGCGTCAACAGCGCCGCTAGGCATCAAGTGCGGAAAGGCGGGGCACTGTAGACATGGCAGCTTTGGTAACTTTTCTTTTACCTCTAGCCGTTGTTCTACGATCTGTTCGAGGCGTAGCACTAGCTCCAGTTCCAGTTGAGTAAGTTTTTCTTGCCCTACAACATAAGACACTAAGTCCTTATTACTAAGTTGGCGTAAGCCTGTTCCGTCGTCGGGGTTACATTGTTTCATATTAAGACTCTCCAAAATAAAAAATTTACCTCAAACGCCACAGAACTCGCAGTTGCTGCGCCCCACAGGGCACCAATTTTTGCACAGTCCCGATGGCTTCGGGGTCCACTTGTCGTCCTTGAACGAGATAGCCAAGCGGTTAAGACGTGGCATGAACTCACCCCAGATTTCCGGGAGTTGCTCACGCGTAAACACTTCCTTGTCAAACTCTTTTGTCTTTAGCCAAATGAACCCAGTCGTCACTTTGTCGATCCACGGATAAACCGCGAACGCCAGTGCGGCAAATAACTTTAATTGATCAAGATCAGGCTTACGTTTACCTGTCTTCCAGTCGAGCAGGTACGCTTTCTCGGAGCCGACGACACCGATGTCGATGATCCCACGTACCCACACATCCTTCGCCATCCACGTGGTGGGGCGAAAGTTTTTGTCGAGAGCGATCCGCTCTTCGATCACGCGTTTACCTTCGTAAGAAAGTATCTTGTTGACGTACTTCTCGTACATCTTCATGTCAGGCGGCAGCGGCTTCTCGCCTTTGGCAAAAAGTTCCAACGCCTTGTGCACCTCATTCCCCCAGATCGTTGCTTCTGTCTGAGGTTCTTTAACGGTGCGGGAAACCCTAGTCAGTTCGTACCTTCTAGGGCATGTTTCGTAAGCTGTTAGGGCTGAGTAGCTCCATGCTTTGTTGAGTTGTTCCACGGTGGTATGTTTCCCTCGTATATCTCGGTGTCAATTATGTCCCAGAACTCGAGGAGGTACTCTGTTCGTAAATCCGTCGACAGCCGTTCTAACTTCAGTCGTTTTCGTTGCTGCTCCAGAAAAGCGAGACGCCGTTGCGCCCACTCATGTTCCAGTTCTGCCATCCACTGCATTCGTAGCGTGAAGGGAATTTCACCGTACAGCTCTTCGGCTTTCGCTACTGCTCTGCCGATCCTTTCTCGTCGTGACTGCTGCACGTACCGTCCATTCACGCGCCTGTATATGGCTTGTACTTCTATAAACTGAGCACTTCCTCTGTCGTAGCAATCTCTCAGTTCGACCAAAAACTGCACAAACCCTTCAGGGTCATGTGCGTAGGCATTTATAAGTGGCTTTAGAAACTCATGCGCTTTTGGTAGTAAGAAAATATCCTCGTTCTGTACAAAAGTCTGCATGTATTTGTCCGCTAATGATAGCCACTCTTTGACTTTGTCAGGATTCCTAAGGAGGGTGTTTGTGCACTCCTTCAAAGGTGACGGTGACCTGTCTTCTGATTCCACGGTTACTCCTCTCGTAGCTTACGTGTTTACAAGTTATAACATGTAGTGTCTTTAAATGTCCACATCTGTTCTGATTTGGCAACATTTATTTCGCATCTCCGTATGTATCTGCGATGTCTCCCTCACTCCATGTAACTAGCTCGGGCCACCATTCAGGTGGGGTTCGCATGGTTTTCTGCACTATATCTAGTAGTGTTTCTGCCTCGTCTTCGGGCACCACGTAGACTAGCTCGTCGTGCACCATTAGCGCAGGGTTGTTCCCTGTCTCTCTCCAAACTGTTAA